GGGGCGGGGGCGGCGGTGCCACCACCGCCTCCGGTGCGCCACCGAAGTTGAACGTCAGCGTGCCAAGGATCGAGTGCGAACGGAAGCGCGTCGAAACGTCGCGACCGCGCTGGTCGACCAGATCGATCTTGTCGGCGTTGAAGAAACGATACTTCAGGCCAACGTCGATGTTGTCGCTGAGCGGAGCGCGGACACCCGCGATCGCCTGCCAGGCAAAGCCCGTGTCCGAATCGTCGAGGAAGTTGCCAGCAAAGACCGGTTCAACCGAAACGCGCGCAACACCGGCACCACCGCCGATAAAGCCCTGAAGGCCGTCGTCGTCACCGAAATCGAGCAGGCCGTTGACCATGAAGCTCAGCGCGTTCGTATCGCCGGCGAGGTCAAACGTACCGGTAGCCAGGGCACCCGAGCCATTGACCGACTGCGGAATGCCCGGCGTCGTGAAACGGCCCGACTTGATGTCGGCTTCACGGAAGCCGACTTCGACTTCCGCGCGGAAACCGCCGAAGTCATAACCGACGGTGCCTTCGACGTCATAGCCAGCGCGATGGTCGAGCGAACCGGCATTGTTGAAAGTGCCAATGTCGAGATCCAGGTCTTCGACGAGCATTGCGCCAGCACCAACACCAACATACCAGGAGTTGTCGCGCGCCAGGACGGGCGACGCCAGGGTGGTGGAGGCCAACGCCACAGCGACGGCAAGCTTCCTCATAGTAATTCCCCTTTCAAATTGAGATATACGTCTCGGCAGACGTCCTACTCGCCGCTTTGGTTCCGTGCAAGTGAACAAATCGTCAATCTGTTGCCAAAAAGTCGCACTTGCCATGTCAAAGAACCGAAAATCAGCCTGAGATCAGAAGACCCTGCGCGGCGAGGTGAAGAATCAGTGTAGAGATCGCGCTACGCGCTTCGGAGTCGATTATCGACCCGCCCGAAGGGGCCCCCACCGTCGCCGGCGCGGCCCATGCGCCGCCCACGAAGCGAAGCAGCGCGCCGTCGGTCAGCCGCGTCGCCCGCATCCCCTCGCGCGGCGGCGCAAATCGCCACCCGCCCCCGGTCCGGATTGCGATCGCATTTGCCTGCCCCGACCAGGCGGCCGTCGGCGTCGCACCGACGATCCAGCATTGTCCCTCTTCCGGGCCCACGGGCGGCGTGGCGAGCGGTCCGGCCTCGACGGCGGAATGAACCAACGCGTCGAGCAGCGTCAAAGCTTCGTTGTGCGTGACCTCTTTCTGCGCCTGCGCTACGCCAAGTAACGGTAACGCGAAGCGCGGTGTGGTCGGCAGATCGGTCATGGCATTATCCTTTTATGTCAATGGCAAAGACAGAGGTGGCGACAGCGCGAAATCCCCCGCCTGCCGAATCTCGATCGCACAGCCCGGTGGCAGCGTGGCCAGTTCGGGGGCACCGATATTCAGCGTCGGGACTGTGCTTTCCCATGGCCCGATTCCCGAAACCGGCGGCGACAGCGCAATGCGCCAGACCTCGTGACTTTCACCCAGCGGCAGATCGACATGGTCGCGCCACCCGGTGTCGGCGCGGCTGCGCCTGACCCAATTGATCGTCACGCCGTCCGCTTCATCGGCGCGGATCTGCCCGTGCACCGGCGCCAGCGGCCGCAGCGCCCGGCCGGCGGCCGGCACATCAACCTCGGCCAGCGTCGTCCCGCCCCGCGGTGCCCATTCGAGGGTCGCCGCGCCGCTCTCCGCCAATCCGGCGAGCGCCTCGGGCAGTGTCAACAGCGCCGGATCGTCGATCAGGACGAAGGATGCTCCAGCCGCATGGGCCATCTCACGCTCGGTCCCGCCCCGCCCGCGCAGCAATCGCGACAGACGCCAGCGCCCGGGTCCGACGACATCGGCGACGCCGAACTGCAGCAATTCGCCATCGACCATCGCCCGGTTCGCACCGCCCAGCAGCGCGGCGTCGCCCACCGATTCCAATGACATCGCCGGATTGACCAGCTGCACCTCGACGCTGTTCAACAGGTCGAACAGGCAATCGCTTCCCGCAGCCAGCGGCAGGGCAAGCTGGCCCAGCGCCGCGGCCGGACGCACCGTGCCGACCGGGATCGGTTCGGCGCCGGCCGACGCGACGAACCAGCAATCGGCGCCGCGCCAGCCATCGTTGCTCCCGGCACCGGCGATTAATAGCCGCGGCGCCGATGCCGCCGGACTGCCTATATTGGGAAGGTCGAACAGGCGGACCGACCCAACAGCGTCGGGCCAATCGGGCGCACCGACCGGAACGCCCGGTTCTGCCGGAAGCTCGGCCGCGGGAAGCGGTGCGTGGCGTTTGAGCTCCAGCAAGATGTCGCTCCCGCGAACCGTCCTTCCCGCCAGCCGCCAGCGGCTCCCGTCGGCCAGTGCAATGACGTGCCCGACGGTCAACGCCAGCGCCGCAAGATCGGCCCGCCACACCAAAGTTTCGCGCCCGTCCGCCGCAGCAGCGGCAAGCCGCTGCGCCAGCGCGCGCGCCGACGTCGCCGGCAATACCGCGGGCAAATCGATCCGCTCCTCGCGGACGCCGCCGCCCGCGACCTGGCTCGTCTGCTGGCCGAGCTGATAATCGCGTTCGGGCTCATAATGCCGCAGCCGGATCGACCCGGGCAGCGACGACAGCGGGGCGCGGCGATGCTCGGTCCGGTCGCCCGGTGCATCGCCCCGCCCCGCCTCGCAAAAACCGGCCAGCGCCAGCGGGGCCCCGATCAGGGTCGCCGGCGCCAGTCTCCATCCGCCCGGCCCGCTCACCAGCCGCACGTCGTCCGCCTCGAACAGCGGCGCGAGCGCGTCGCGCAGCCGGTCTCCCGATGCGGCATAGCCCGCAAAAGGCCATTCGCCGCCACAACGCGCGGTTTCGCCGAACAGGCTGTTGCCGACCATCCCGGCGTCGATACCCGCGGCATCGGCCTCAACCTCGAAGGTCAGCGACGGAATCCGGTTGCCGAACGCGCCAAGCTCGAGCTCTTCGAACACCGCATAGGCGCACCCGCGAAACGCACTCGCCGACGCGATGCCCAGCGCCGATGCGATCAACGGATCGACCGCCTGATCCTCGCTGCCGTCATGCCAGCGAAAGATGCAGCGCTCCTGGAACGTCCCGCTCGACCCGCGCAGCAGATTGCCGTCGGCCCATATCCGCCCAATCCTGCGGATCGGCCGCGACGACAGCGCGACCGCCAACGACACGGCATAGCTATATTCGGTCGTCGACGGCCGTCCCTTGCCCCCGCCGCGCTTGCTGCGCCGTTCGATCAGGTCGGTGGCCCAGATCACGCTGCCCGCGACGCGCATCGTCCCGAACAGCTGCGGGATCTGCTGGCCATAGGTCGAAGCCTGGATCTTCAGATCGGCAAGCCGCGGCCCCTCGCGCCCCTTGGGTTTGAAAATCTGCGCGTCGATCTGCTGGCCCACCGCAGCCCCGATCGCGGCGCCCACCGGACCCCCGACAATCCCGCCGACCACCGTCAGCACCAACGTTGCCATGATGCGCTCCCAAATGAATGATTTTCTATCCCCTCCCGCGTGCGGGAGGGGGTGATCGGAGACCCGCGGCTTCGATCACGAGACTTGGCAGCTCGCTGCCTAGTCGCAGCGGGGAGGGCGCGGCCCCAGCCGCCAGCATGCCGCGCCACGGATGGCGTCATCGAGCGGCGTCTCGACCACGCCGCGCAACCCCGCATGCGCGTGAACGAAGCTGGTGCGCCCCAAGATCGCCAGATGAACCTGCCCCGCCGGATAAGCGATCAACGCCACATCGCCCTCACGCCCGTCCCCAACGGTCGGCACGAATCCTGCTGCTAAAAACCCGGCCTCGACCTGCGTCCGCGACCAACCGCGCAGCGGATAACCGACCGGCCGCACCAACCGACGCCCCGCCGCCGCAAAGGCGCGCGGCCCAACCTCATCCACCGGGATAACGCGTCAGCAGGTCATTACCCGGCAGGTGCGCCTCGCCGCGAAAGTTGGCCGCATTGGCGAAACGGTCGCGGCAGGTCGCAAGCTGCTTATCGCACCCTTCGGTGAGCCGCACGCGCACCGGCCCTGCGACCGCGAAGGCCGGCGCTTCGGCCAAATGCAACACCGCCGCCTCGACCGCGATCACCGGGCTAGCCAATCCGCAATTGGCGCCCTCCATCCACAGCAATTCGCCGAATGCCATTCCGGGCGCCGCGGCATCGAGCGTCACCATGCGCCCGTCGACGGCAACGACCCACCTGTCATGCGACAGCGGCGCCAGGTCGACCCGGCACGCCCGGTCGCCCAGCATCGCGCGGCACGACGGCGAGGTTGCCGGGCACACCGGCCGGTCGAGCGCCCGTGTCACCCCCTGCAGCTCCGCTGCAAAGGCCGGCCCGCGCCGCTCGATCGCCCCCAGCGATCCACGCGCGACCGTGACCGGGGCGGCGTCGGCCGCGCTCCAGTCGGTGACGAACAGCTCCAGCTCCGCCCCGTCCCAGCGTCCGGCGTCGAGATCGCGCGCCGCAATCGCGTCGCTTGTCACAGCACCTTCGAGGTCCATTGTCGCCACGTCGAGGCTGTCGCTCGTCTCCAGCGCCGAAGGCTTCATCCCCGGCGCCGCGCGGTACAAGATTCCGCCGACCATCAGGTCGCGGTCGTGCGAGGCCAGCCCGACGACAACCCCGTCGCGCCGCGCCAGCCGCCAGCACCACGCCAGCGTCACCAGCTCCTCGCGCAGCCAATCGGGCGCCGCGCTCATCGTTTCCGGCATCACCATGGCGCGCGCACCTCGACCAGCGGCACGCTCGCCATCTCCCCCGCGAGGAAGGTCGAGCGGCTGACCTCCAGCCGGTCGTCGGCAAAGCGCACCGGCACATCGAACAGAAACCCCGCGCGCACCGCGACCCCGACCGCGGGCGCCACATCGAGCAGCACCTCGCCGTCCACAATCGAAAACGCCGCCGTCTCCAGTCCATCGACCGACACGCGCACGCTACCCTCGACTGGCAACCGGATGCCGCGCACCTGCTCGGCATCACCGGCACCATAGCGCTTCACCAACGCAAACTGCCGCCGCGCGCCGTCGCCAACGCCCAGCGTCTGATCGCCCGCCGTCGGCAACCCGCCATCCGCCGCCGAACTGCCATCGAACGGATCGCGGAAGCGGAACCCCCGCGCCACGCCGCGCCGCGCGCGAAAAAAGTCGGCGAGCGCCCGCACATCGGCCTCGGACCGGATTCCCGGCCCCGCGTCATAGCGCATCCGCGCCTCGGCCCATTCGATCGCCCGCTGCTCATGCCCCGATGGCGAGCTGACGATCTGCGTCGAAAATTCGGTCGCGACCATCGCCTCGCGCCCGATCGCGAGCGGGAAATCCACCGCATCGAAAGCCTGCACGTCATCCTCCCCATCAAATGTCACAAAGCCGTCGCGCGCGACCTGCGGCAGCGCCCAGATGAAGGTCCGCGCGACCCCCGCGCGCCGCGCTCCGTCGGCCGCATCGGCGATCGCGGCCCACTGCGCACGATCCTCGGCCGCGAGCACAAATCCCGAAAAATAGTGCTGATCTTCAATCGGATAGCCGAGCCGCAACACCATCGCCGCGCGCGCACCCGCTGTCTCCGCCCCGCGCCCACCGGTCACCCAGTCATAATCCTCGAGCTGCAGCACATCGAAGGCTGGCGCCGTCCACCCCAGCGGCACATTGGCGCGCCGCACCGCCGGCGCCGCCGGGTCGAGCACCGTCGGCAGATAGACGAGCAAGTGACTGACCAGCCCCGCCGCCCCCGCCCCATGGCCGGCTTCGTCGCGCGCCGCCGCAACCAGCGCCGCGGTCGACCCAGCCAGCAAAGCCCCCAACGCATCGAGCATCGCCAACTGCGCCGCGCCGAGCGGCCCGCGCACATCGGCGATAGGAACGCTCGTCGCGCCCAACGCCGTTACCGTCGCGGCATCATAGGCGCAGATCCGCCCGCCGCTCGCGATCCACCACCACGGCTCGCCGACCTGGAATTTCAACGGCAAACCCGCCGCCGCGCCAATCGCGACGAACGCCCGCGCGACGAGCTGCAAATATCCCATCGCCGCCGCGTTCGCGGGCGACAGCAGGGTCGACGGCGGTTCCCACCCGGTCAGCGCGGGCGACCCGTCGCTCGCCCGCTGTTTCCAGTCGGCCGAGCAATAGGCGTCGAACAGCTCGTAGGAGAGCGACCAGATCACCCCCAGCCCCGCGTTCCGGCACGCCGACGCAAGCCCCGCATGCCACGCCGCGCTCGGCGCATTGAGCGCGCCGCCCGCCATGCTCGCGGAAAAACCTCCGCCCGCCGCCTCGAGCCGCATATAATGGCTCATCCCGACATAATGGACGACATCGCCGCGATAGCCCAATTGCACCATCTGCCGCACCAGCCGCGCGGGGGTCAGGTGATAGCTGTCGTCATAGCCGCTCGCGATCCCCAGCCCCCCTTTTGCCGGGTCCAACTCGGGCATCACCACATCGCCGAGCGCCAGCACCGACCCCGATCCCGACGCCGCGATCGCGCTCATCTCGGCCCACCCCGCCACCGGCGCGCCCAGCACGCCTTCGCCGCCGTCATAGATCGGCGGCACCAGCGAAATGAACATCCGGTCGATGTCGCCCGCCCACACCGGATCGGCTTCGGCCGGCAGCAGAAAGCCGCCATCGAGCGCGTCGAAATCGAGGCTGACGACGGCGTCCTCTGCCGTCCCCTCGGCATAGTTCCAGAGCCGCACATACCAGGCGCGCGGGGCGCCGCCCGCGTCGCGTCCCTCGATCGTCAAGGTCGGCCCGTGCAGCGCGTCGAGCGGCTTCACCCCGCCCGACCTCCACCGAAATTTCAGCTGCGTATGCCGGAAATCGCGGCGCGTCTCATAGGCGAGCAAAGGATGATCCCAGCGATCTTCGCTTTCCCAGATCAGCCCCGCCAGATCCTGCTTCTGATAAAAGACCGTCTCGACCCGCAGCGCCCCCGGCGTATCGCTCGTCACGCTCGCCATCATCGGCCGCGCGAAATCGACCGTCCAGAACCGCGGATCGAACCGCTTGAGCCAGCCCTTCCGATGATGCGGCTCGGCCGCCGCCACCAGCGCCCAGCCCATCAATCGTCCCCTGCCGCGACCGCGCGCCGCACCGCGCGCGCCAGCTGCCGCCCCGTTTGCGTCAGTCGCTGCGGTTCGCTCCCCGCGTCGCCCCGTACATTCACCGTGATCGCGATATTGCGCACCCCGCCGGCGCCCGCCGCCTCGATCCGCCCGCTCGCGGTCGGCACGAACAATTCGGGCCCGCGCTCGCCGACGCGATAGGCACGCCCAGCGCTCACCGGCCCGCCAGTCGCCCGCCCCGGTGCCCCGAACAGCGCCATCGCGATCGAGGTGCCGAGCGAAAGCAGATTGCCGCTCCCGCCGCCCCCCGACCCGCCACCTGTCGCCGCGCCGATCCCGTTCGAAATCGCGGCCCGCGCGATGTCCGCCATCACCGACAGCGCGAGCCGCTTCAGATCCTCGAACCCCATCTTGCCGCTGACGATCGCGCGCGACAGCGCCCGTTCGATCGCGCGCCCCGCCTGATCGGCCTCGGCAACCAGCGGCCCGCCCAGCTCGGCACGCAGCGCCGCAATGTCGCGCCGGAACGCGCCGGTATCGGCGCGCACCGCGACCACCATCTCGTCGACCTCGTCACCCATCGGGAAACCTCTCCATCATCGCCGCCAGCGCCGCGCCGTCGAGGGACGCCTCGGAATCCGCCTCGACCCAACCCGCCAGCACCGCGCGCACATCGGCCGGCGTCGCCGCCCAATATTCATCGGGCCGCCACCCCGCGACGCGCGCCATCACGCCCGCGAGCTTGATCGCCGCAGGCCCCAGCCGATCGTCCACCGTCTCATCGTCCCTGCAAAATCTGTCCCAGCAGCACACGCAGCATCGGTGTGACCGCCGCCAGCCCCTGTTCGACGACGGCATCGCCAACCGCCTCGCGCGTCAGCGCCGCGGGCCGCTCCTTCACGCAGTGCCAGAACAGGCTGGCGAGTTCGTCCAGCCCCAGCCGCCCATCCGCCGCGCGCTCGACGAGCGCGAACAACGGCCCCAACTCAGCCTCGGCTGCGACCAGCGCGGCAAAGCTCGGACGCAACACGAACACCGCCCCGCCGACGCGCAATTCCGCTTCGCCGCGCAGCGCGTTGGCGGCGCTCACAGGCTGACCACCGCGCCGCTCGATTCCAGGTTCAGCGTGTAATTGCGCTCGCCGTTATAATCGCCGGCATAGTCGAGCCGCGTGACCAGGAAGCGCCCACGCATCCGCTCGCCGCTTTCAAAGCTCAATTCATAATCGTCGATGACGCCCGAAAGCGCATGACCACGCAGCCGCACCTCGGCGTCGGACCCCGTAAAAATGCCCGCCGCGCTCACCGAAACCGATCGCACCCCGGCGCAGGGCAACAGCTCGCGCCAGCCGCCCGAATCCTTCGTCGTGACGTTCACCGCCTCGCCGTTGACCGACATCTGCGTGGTGCGCAGGCCCGCGACCGTCCGATAGGTCGGCGGGGCTTCGCCGTCGCCGATCTTGAGCAGAAAATCGCTCCCATTTTCAATCGCCATCGTCTATTCTCCTCGGGTAAAAAATCATCCGCTAACGGGGAGTCGCAGGATGCTGATCACGACAATAGTTTTGGCCCTCATGGTGCAGTCGCCCTCGGCGACGGTCGACACGACGCGCGCCGCTTTCACCAAATGCCTGCGCACCGACATGAAGAAGGCGCTGGAGGCCAAGATGGAAGAGGCCGAATATGAAATGCAGGTGAAATCGAACTGCGCGACCGAGCGCGACGCGTTCCGCAAGGCGGTGATCGCGCTGGGCAAGTCGGGCGGCGATTCCGAAAAAGTCGCGGGCGAAGACGCCGATATGCAGATCGACGATTACCACGCCAATTTCACCGACAAGTTCAAGGACTATAAGTCGACGAACACGATGCCGGGCGAGTAAGCTTCATCGTCGCCCCTGCGAAGGCAGGGGCGACGGACCTATTCCGCCAAACACCGACACCGCACGACCACCTCGTGGCGCCAGCCGCCGTCGCGCGCAAAGGCAAAGCGCGTGCGGATCGTCCGTGCGCCGACCACCGACCAGGCGCCGGCCGGGCCGCGCAGGGCCGTAGCGACCGCCTCGACGCGCGCCGCGGCCTTGTCGTCGATCGCGCTGCCCACACCGACCAATGTCAGCGTCAGGCGGATTTCGCGTCCCGCCCGGTCCTTGGTCCCCCAGTCGGCGCCGTCCGCGATACCGACCGCCACATAGGGTGCGCTCGCCCGCGGCGGCGTGCCGTCGAATATCCCGTGCACGATCGCCGCCAGCGCGTCGTCGCGCGCCAGCAGCTCGATCGCCCGCGCGCGCACCGCAGCTTCCGCGCTCGTCATTGCCCGCCCCCCAGCGTCAGCCGCCGCCACGGCTGCCACAGCGCCGCGATCGCCGCTGGCGGCGCCGCGCCCGCGCCGTCGCGCGCTTCGTGGAGGTGCTGCGTCATGCGGACGATGCCCTGCCGGATCGCTTCGGGAATTCCGTTCGCCCCTTCGGCGATCCCCGCGCGATAGGCGATGCGTACCCGCGCCGCGCCGCGCGGGTCGTCCAGTGCCACCCGCGCGGTGCCGTCGCGGCCGACCGTCGTCCGGTAATCGCCGCCGCCCAGCACGGCCTCGCCGCCGCCGGGCAACAGCAAAGTCACGCTGTTTATCGCGACAACGGGCCGCGCCCCGAGTTGGACCACCCCGTTTTTCAACGGCAAAACCTCCTCGGCCGCGCGGATGACCAGCCACTGCCCGATAAAGGCCTCGCAGATATTGGTCGCCGCACGGACAAGGCCCGCGACCACGGCATCGTCGATCGTTGCCCCCAGCCGCAGCCAGCCGCGCGCTTCGTTCAGGCTCACCGGGGCATCGCCCGGCACCGGACTTTCCGCCATCATCGTTCCTCCACCCGCACGGTCATCGATCGCTCGTCGATCTGCCCGTCGCTCAGCGTCACCCGGTTGGTGACGCGATAGACATGACCGGCGACGCCGCCCGCCAGCGTGGCGGTCGTCCGGGTCAGGTCATGCGCCGCGGCGGCAACTTCGATCCCGTCGTCCCCGACCGGCGCGACCGTCCATCCGCTCGCCACCACCGCCTGCCCGTCGGGATAGGCGGCCGCCCAGTCGAACTCATAATCGATCCGCGCATCGGGATCCTTCACCACCATCGCCATGGCTGCTCCTCTCTCTCGATCCTATGGTTTACGCGGCGTCACGCGGCGGCCGGGTTCGCGCGCGATCGGCACCGTGCCGCGCGGCGCCGACGGCTCGGGTCCGCCCCATTCGCTCGCCAGATCGCGCGGCGCCGTGTCGCCGACCGCACGCGATGCCAAAGCCGACCCGTCGATCATGCCGCCGCCTCCAGCGCGGCAAGCCGAGCCTCCTGCGCCGCGATCAGGAACAGAACCAGCTGGTCGGGGCGAATGCCGAAACGGTCGCGCGCCTCCTCGCCATCCTCCCACGCATCCCAGCACAGAAAGGCATAGGGCGTGGCGCCGGGCCGTCCGTCGGCATCGAGCGGGGCGACCAGCCCTTCTTCGGCCATGATCGTCCAGACGCGCTGCGCCCGGACGCCAAAATGATAGCGCGCGCTGCCCGCGCCCTTTGCAGCGATCGCATCGTTCCACTGATAAAAGCCCAGCTCGGCGGCGATCCGCTGCGCCGCGCGCATCTCGGCGGCATCGGGCGCGCCGCGCCAGGTCTTTTCGCGCGCGTCGGAGGTGTTGATCGTGCCGGTTGCGGCGTAAAGGATGGAAGGGCGGAAACTGCCATGACCTATCGCATAGGCATTATCGGCCATGGGCTCGATGCTGCCCGACGGACGAATCTGCCAACGATAACTGCCGTTCGTCCCGAACCGGATCGGCGAGTTCAATGCGTTCCAGATGTCGAAGCCGTCATCGACAGCCGAATAGCCCAGAAAACCCTTGTTCCCGGCCGGGTCGCGCAGGGCAATATAGCATTGCCCAACTCCCCGCGCGCTCGTCGTTTCGAGGCGGACGATTTCACCGGATGATTTGACATGGAATCGCGCGCCGGGAGATACGCCAACACCGAGGCCCGTCGCGTTGTAACAGCCCCCGGCTCCGCCGCCCGGCGCAAACTGGATGTCGCTGCCTTCCAGGATCAAGGGCGTATACGCCCCGCCCGAGCGGTTGTAGCTCAGGACGCGCGTATAGGCGCCTTCGCCGGGGTCGATCTCGAAGCCGTTGGCGCCGCCGTTCGACACGACAAACTTCTTCACGGGATTCGTCGTTCCAAAGCCGACATTGCCGTTCGCGAGCGCGGCCATGAAAGGCGAAACGGCGTTCAGCTGCAGATAGAAGCCATTATCCCCGCCTGTGCCGGAGCCGCCGAGATACCAGGTCGCACTCCCGTTGCGCACGAATTGCAGGCGGGGAAACTCTGCCCCCCCGAATTGCGGGCCGGTTGCCAGAAAGCGGCCACGCTCGACGCCGTCGGTCGCGATTCCGATCGCGTCCGCCGCCGCCCGAAAAAGACCCGTATCGGGGTCCGTTGCAAAACTGATCGCGGGCGCGGCGGCGCTGCCGTTCTGGACGCCCAGCGGACCATCCAGTGCATAGCGCCCATCGCCGGCCCGAAAGGCGAGCGCCGACAGCGGAATATTCACCCAGCCTTCGCCGCGCCGCACGGTCACCCGGTCGTCCACCGCGCCCGCCGCCGCCGCGGGGTGCGCCGTCGACAGCGGCTGCTTCGCCGCCAAGGCGTCGGCGAGGTCGCTGCCAGCCGCATCGTGCGCCGCGAACCATTCGGCGCCGACGGTCAATGCGATCGTCTTCAGCCCCGGCGCGAAATCGACCCGGTCACCCGCGTTCGACGAGGCCGCGACGCTGTCGCGCTGCAACCGCCCCGCACCGTCGATCCGGCCGATACCGACTTCCCACTGGCCCGGCTGGGCGATGCCGGCAATGGCATAATGAAAGGGATCGCCCGCCGGGACGGTCCCCGAAAAACGGCGATGGCCGGGCACCGCGCCGGTCGGCATCAATGGCCCGGTCCCGCCGTCCTGGCACAGCTCGCGCACCAGATCGGCGAAAAAGTAGGTCGGCATGGCGGGGCCATCCTTTCCAATATCGATAAGGGGAAAATTGGCGCCCGGCCCGCCCGAAAGGGGGGAGCGTGGCCGAGCGCCCATCGCGCGCCAGTGCTTAGCTGGCGGCGAATTTCATCAGCTTGATCGCCTGCGAATCGATGATCGCACCGCCGACCCTTTTGGTTGCGTAGAAATGCACGAAGGGCTTGTTGCTGAACGGATCGCGCAGGATGCGCGTCTCGCCGCGGTCGGCAATCAGGTAACCGGCGCGGAAATTGCCGAACGCGATCGACAGGCTGTTCGCAGCCACATCGGGCATATCCTCGGCCTCGACGACCGGATAACCCAGCAAGGTCGCCGCCTGCCCCTCGACCATCCCTGGCTGCCAGATGAAGGCCCCGTCGGTGGTCTTGAACTTGCGGATGCGGCTCAGCGTATCCGAATTCATCACCCAGCTCGCGCCCTGACGATAGGGCGCCTTCAGCGAATGGACCAGCTCGACCAGCTTGTCCTGCGGGTTCGACGCCGGAAAGGCACCCGCGGTGCCCGTCGCCAGATGCTGGAGCGTCCCGAACGCGCGCACGCTGTCGATCTCGTTCGTCGTCGTATAGGTCAGGAACCCCTTCGGCCGGTTCGTCCCGTTGCCGTTCACGAACGCGCTGCCCTCGGCGACCGCGAACTCGCGGCCGAGCTGCTCGGCCAGCCAGTCCTCGACATCGAACATCGCATCGTCGAGCATCGCCTGGCTCGCCGCCGGATTGGCGTAAAGCTCGCCCGACGGCGGCGCGATCTCGGCAAAGCTGCGCGTCGCGGTCTCGGGCCGCGCCGCGGTCTCGCCGACCCAGCCCGCGCCCATCGATCCCGTCGCGATCAGCTTGCGATAGCCGCTCGTCCCCGTCTGCACGACCGTCGCGATCGAGCGGATCGGCGACAGCGTCTTCAGCGTTGCCGCGATGCTGCCGTCGATCTCGCGCGGCACCGCAAAACCGCCGTCGCCGCCCGACGCCCCCGACAGGCTTTTCATCTCCACACCCGCATCGATCCCGCGGCGCAGATATCGTTCGACAAAGGCACCCAGCGCCGGATCGGCCGCCTTCGCCCCGTCGAGCGGCAATCGCGACGCCGCCACGGCCTGCGCATCGACCTGTGCCTTCAGCGCCGTCACCGACGCCTTCAGCTCATCGACCGCTTCGGCCGCGAGCACCGCATCGAACGCCCCCTCGAGCGCATCCGCCTTCACTTCCATCTCCATATCCATGCCCGTCACTCCTTCATCGAAAATAGACTCCCTCCCCCTCGACGGGGGAGGGTTGCGCAGCCTTGGCAGCTTGCTGCTTAGGCGAAGCTGGGAGAGGGTGAGGCGACCTCGCGATCACCGCCCACATCCACCGCAATCACCCGCGCCAGCGGCTGCATCGGCGCCGCCACCAAGCTCACTTCGGCCAGGTCGAGCGCCAGCAACTCGCGCGGCCCAGTCCCCCGCGAAGCCGTCACCCGATATCCAAAGGACAATCCCGTCAGCGCTCCGCGCGCGACCAGCGCCGCCGCCGTCGGATGCGTCACCCGCGCCACCACGCGGAGTCCGCGCGCATCCTCGGCCAATGTCTCGATGATGCCGATCACCACGCCCGGCCGATGCTGCCAAAGCAAGGGCACTGCCCGCCCCGCGCGCAAACTCGCGGTAAAAGCCCCCGCCCGCACCACATCGCCCCCGCGATCGACCCGATCGAACACCGAAGCATAGCCCGCGAACCTAATCTCCCCTCCCGCTTGCGGGAGGGGTTGGGGGTGGGCAGCGACACTCGCGCCCCTCACTTCAGCAACCCCGGCAGCCCCAGTTTCATCGCCAGCCCAACCACCAGCAACGCCAGCCCGCACCGCACCGCCCAGTCGACCGCGGCCTTCCATGCGCTCGTCTTCGCATCGCGCCACGCGCCGAGCAGCTGCCGCAAATCGCTCACATCGTCGCGCGCCGCCTCGTCGGCGAGCCCCAGCCGCGCCAGCGCCCGCCGCGCGCCCAACTCGCTCGCCTCCTCGACCACCGCGCGCAAAAGCGCCGCGTCAGGCGCACTCGTCCCCGCCAGCGCGATCAGCCGCGCCAGCGCCTCTTCCTCGTCCATTTGTGTAACTCCTTCGTCATCCCGGACTTGATCCGGGATCCACAGCAGCGCCGAAGTCATGGACCCCGGATCAAGTCCGGGGTGACGAGGGTGGCTAACCCACCCCCAGCAGCGCCTTCTTCTCATCCGCCGTCAGCCAGTCCGCCGCCGACACCTCGCGCCACAGCGCCATCCGGTCCTCGGCCAGCGCCGGCACCTTGTCCAAATCGACGCGCAGCTCGGCGCCCTCGAACCACCCCGACAATCCCTGCGAAATCGCCCCCAATATCTTCGCGCACAAGGGCAGCACCGTCAGCCGCCACAGCGCGCGATTGGCCTCGCGATAATTGGCATAGGTCGCATCCCCCGGCAGCCCGAGCAGCATCGGCGGCACGCCGAACGCCATCGCAATCTCGCGCGCGCTCGAATCCTTCAGCGCCAGGAAATCCATCTCCGCCGGCGACAACGACAGCGCCTGCCACCTGAGGCCGCCCTCCAGCAGCAAAGGCCGTCCCGCATTCGCCCCGCCCGCAAAACTCTCGGCCAGCTCCTCGCGCAGCCGGTCGACCTGTTCCGCCGACAACGGCATCCCCTTGTCGCCCGGATCATGCACCAGCGCCCCCGAAGGCCGCGCCGCATTCTCCAGCAACGCCGCATTCCACCGCGCCGCCGCATTATGCGCCGCAATCGCCCCCGAAGCCGCCCCCAGGCACCCCGCGCCATAATGATCGTCGAGCGGATGCAGCGCCTTCACATGCACCACCGCGACGCGCCCCGCGCCATCCTCGGCGGGCAGCCGCACCGCCGCCCCGCCCGCCTTGTAGCGATAGGCCACCGGCCACCCACGCGCGTCGGCCTCGACCGTCACCCGCTCGGGCCGCAGCGCAAACAGCTCCGCCGGCGCCCCCGCGCCATCGGCCAATACCTGCACATACCCATTGCCATGCAGCAGCAACTGCGACGCCAAAGTCTCCACCAACCCCTGCCCGCCCGAGTTCGCCGCGACGAGCGCCGCCAGCGCCGGATCGCTCGCCACAAAAGGCGCCGATCCCGCCGCTTCGGCAACGAGCCGCACCGCCCGCTGCACGACCGCATTGGACAAATAGCCCTCGCGTAATTGGGCCTCGTAAGACAGCGGCGCAGGCGCCGACCACGTCCCATACACACGCGACAAAGCGGGCCGCGCGGGATGCTGCGCGGCCTTGCGGCCAAACCAGTTCATGATGATCTCCTGCAATCGCGAACAAGTGCCGCGTGGATTTCGAATGGTATGCGGGCACGCACTTGGCTAAGATTGCCCGATGGACTTCTCTATTGTCCTCGTTCTTCCCTTTGCCGCGCTGATGACGTTTGCGACGTTGCTCGCTGCTGCTGCTGCGAAGCGATCTAGGCCAAGACTCGTTTGGCCATTCGCCTTTTCCGTCATTGCGACCGCGCCGGTATTTATCGGCCCGCCGGAAACACCGGTATTGGGCTATTGGGCATTGGCGTTCATTCTACTGGCGCTCTGGGCCGCTTTCGGAACAATCTTTGGCTTATTGGCTGCAAAAATGGTGATCGCAGCCGCCCGCTTCCTTCGACACCGCTAAATCCTCGTCACCCCCGGCGCCTTCCTCTTCCGCAGCCCCTCCAGCAAAGCCGCCAGTGCCCAAACGCACGCATCCGCCCGATCGGGCGACCGCCCCGGCCCCGCATAGCCGCCACCAACCTGCAACCCGCAAAGCTGGTCCTCCAGCGCCGCGAATGCCCCCGCATGCACCACCTGCCCGCGCTCATACGCCAGCGCCACCGGCTCCGCGCGCCGCGCCTTGCCGATGCTCGCATGCACTGGCACCACCGGCAGCGCGAGGTCAGCCTGCGCCAAAGTGCTCGCCACCATATCGCCGCCCATATTGCTCTCCGCCACGACCCGGTCGGCGCCCCAGCGCGCCGCCGCGCCCGCCACCGCCTGCGCCCAGACATGCGGCGGCGGTGCCTCAACGCTCGCATCCTCGACCACCGCCAGCCGCCCGTCGCGCAGCAAGGCGGCAACGACGATCCCGCACGCATCGCCATGCGCCGTCGCCGGCGGATCGACCCCGATCACGACGCGCGCCGGCTTGCCGATCGCATCGGCATCGACCCGGCACCGCTCGATCAGCCCCCGCGTCCACAGCGCGCCCTCGACATCCTCCAGCATCTCGCCGTCGAGCTCCTGCCGCCCCAGCCGCGTCCCGCCGTAACTCGCAACCATCGCCTCGACGAAGTTCGACGGAAGATAGGCATTGTCGTTCGTCCCGCCGCGCGTTTCCTCGAACCCCGGCAGCGCCATGATCCGCCGCATCAGCGATGTCGGCCGCGGCGTCGTCGTGATCAGCACGCGCGGGGCATCGCCCAACCGCAGCCCCATGACCAGATTGTCCCATGCCGCCTCGCCATGCGGCCATTTCGCCAGTTCGTCGCACCAGGCGACATGATGCTCGGGGCCGCGTAGATTCTCCGCTGCCGCCGCCGAATAGAGCGTCGCCACCGCACCGCTGCTGAAATGCAACTCGCGCAGCCCCTCGCGCCAGCGCGGCTCCTCGTCGCTGCGCGCAACCGCGAGCAGCCCGCTCGGCCCCTCGATCATCACCCGCCGCCCGTCGGCATCGTTCGCCGCAACCAGCGCGATCCGCGCCTCGGGCAGCATCCGCGCCCATTCGCTGATCCATTCGGCACCCGCGCGCGTCTTTCCGAACCCGCGCCCCGCGCGGATCATCCAGATACGCCAGTCGCCCGGCGGTTCGCACTGTCCCGCCTGCGCCCAGCCCTGCCAGCGTTCGATCAATTCGCGCCTGTATTTCAGCGGAAGGTCGCGCATCAATCGCCGTAACTGGCCGGGCGTCAACGTCCCCAACAGCTCCAGAATGTCGCCGACTACGTCCCGTGTCGCCTGCGCCATCGCTACAGCTTGTCCCAGCCGCGCTGGCGGCGCAGAATCGCAACCCGCTTCAGAACCTCTTCGTCGGTTTCTTCCGAGGTCGGCATGCGCCCCTTGCCCGGTCGATTGGTCTTGAACCGCCCGCTTCGCACACTGCCCTCATGCCGTCCGAGCAAGCGGAGCGCCTGATCCATCGTCATCGGTTCCACGAGCGGCCGATTCCCGGCCTCGCTCGCCGCCGGCCGCGGGCCTTCGACCGCGGCCAGCGCGGCCTGCACCAGCGCCATCTCCAGCCGCTGATATCCGTCGTCGAGCGCACGCTGCCACGCCCCGGCAAATGCCGCGTCGCGCTGGCGCATCTTGTATACCGTCGACAATGCCACACCGGCGCGCTCGGCCGACAGCGACACGTTGCAGGTCTCGCTCAGCGACAGGATGAACTCGTCGCGGCTGCGCTGCGAAATCTCGCGGCGCGACCGCTTCGTCTTGACCAGCAATCGACCCTTTCCGCCCATCAGCACCAGATCCATCGCCCATCTCCAAAAGCAATCGGGCCGGAACGCCCCTCCGCATCGAAAGGGGTCGCCGGCCCGACTCGCAATTCTTCATGGTGTGACACTTGTGCCATATCAGCGTGACGATGTCAATAGAAAAGAACCTATTTGGTTATTTGAGAAAAGGACGGCCGCCCCAGGTCAGAGGTTCAGCGCCCACCCGGCAACGCCGCCCGCCAGCACGAGCGCGGGGGCGGTGAGCTTTCCCTTCCAGCGCCAGACCACCAGCACGGCGGCGCCGAAGAGAAGCGCCGCGGGCACAAGGTTCGCGGCGCGTCCCGCGGTCGACCAGCCCAGTTGCAGCAGCGTCGCCGCGATCACGCCGACGACCGCCGCCGCCACGCCGCCAAGCACGCGGTGGAGTGCGGGATTGTCGACCACCGCCTCCAGCCGCTCGAAGAAAATCATCGAAAAGGCGAAGGCGGGCAGGAACATTCCCGCCGTGATTGCGACCGCGCCGGGCAGCCCCGCCGCGACATATCCCGCAAAGGTCGCGAAAATGACGAGCGGTGCCGGCAGCATCCCGGCGAACGCGACGCCGTCGAGAAAGCTCGCGTCGCTGATCCAGCCGCGCCCGACCGTGTCGGTGCGCACATAGGGGATCGCGGTATAGGCGCCGCCAAAGGTCAGCAGCCCGCCTTTCAGCCCGGCGATGAACAGCGCGGCGATCCCCGCCTCGCTCGCGGCGATGCTCGTCTTGGCCGAAGGCGCGGCGCCCGTCACAAGGACGGCGAGCACGACCGCCGCCACGAAGATCGCCGCCGCCAGGGCCGGCCGCTTCGCATAGGTATAGATCAGCCCCGATGCGATCAGCGGAATCCAGAACGGCACGCCCGCCAGCGTCGCGGCGAGCGCGGCGCCCGCGAGAAGCCACAGCAGCCGGTCTTCGAGGATATGCGTCCCGATCCGCTGCACCGCGCGCAGGATGATCGCCAGCACGACGACCTGCACGCCTAGGAAGATCGGCGCCATCGCCGGATTATCGACGATCCAGCCCTTGTAGAGCCACGCCGCGCCCAGCATCAGCACAAAGCCGGGCAGCATGAAGCCGAGCCCCGCGAGCAATCCGCCGATCCGCCCGCGCGCGACCATCCCCAGATGGACGCACAGCTCATGCGCCTCGGGCCCCGGCAGGATCTGCATCACCGCGAGCAGCCGGTTGAACCGCACCGGCGAAATCCAGCGCTCCTCCTCGACCAGCGCCTGTTTCACCATCGCGATCTGCGCGACCGGCCCGCCAAAGGCGAGGAAACCGAACCGCAGGAAGCGGAAGAAAAGCCGGAACAGCGAAAGGGGGGGTGGAGAATAGATATCGGTCGTCATGGCAAGCACGCTCCTTGCCGCAGTCGCGGCTTATGGAGCGGAACTTGGACGGCGCACCGTCTGAACGGGCGTCCGCATTGCCCGCACCGCCTGTTTTACTGCCTCCGCCCGAAAGGGGAAGATAGACTTTGTTTCAGCGCGACGCATGAACGTCGGCTTTGGGGTGAGAAGCGGACGTCAGTCAGAATCGCGGTAGTGATTAGAATCTGTCGAAGAACGCCTTTTGTTCGAATACAATTTCGACGAATGACACCTCATTACCCTGCGTTCGAAAATTGACATAGAACGACGGGTCAGGGCGTGGCAGGCCGGGAATGCCAAACATAAATTCATAGCTAGACAGACAGGCAACACGTTTTTGCAGCTTCAACTCTTGGCAGGCCGACCAGTTGATCCAAGTTAAGCCGGTTAGGTTCACGCCCTTAACGTTTTCAGGGATATTGGGCCGGGGATAATTACCAAAACCGATATCGTCACCATACAGGCCCACCATGGAAAACGCCTTATCCGCAATACGCACCAATTCCTCGCGATCCTGCTCCTTGTAATAGGATAATTTGGCGCACTCTCCACCGAAGCAGCCATTCTCACGAAGCGACACTGACACGTTATCGAAGGGGGAAGCGCTTTCTATCCGGCCCAATTGCTCACCGAGCTTTTTCCGCCGAGCTTTAACCGCTTCAGAGTCGACCAATTTTTTTTTCGCCGCTTCTAGCTTAGGCGCTATCTTATCGACGAAGCCTTGAACTGCTTCTGACGGTTCAAATTGTCGGGGAGTATTCTCCGCTTCTGCTGCAGGAACTGCAGCGAACAGGAATATGGAGAAAATCATTGAAGAGCACCTTGCGACAGACTGTGATTCCAGCGGCACTGCGCTAACTATCGAATTGCCCGATCTTCGCAATGTGTCGAGTGACTTTCCGCTCTAAATGTCCGCAATCGGTCGAAACCCGCCCTCCCCCACGCACCACGCACCCTCATCAACCCGCACTTGCTCTTCGTAGAACAAGTGTTGACATCGTCCCCGCCCCTGCAAAATTCCCGCATCGACCGGTTCGTCCGGCTCAAATTTCAAAGGGGCATCTTTGTGAAAACATTTCCTTTTCTTGGCGCGGCGATGCTCGCGCTGGCGACCGCGACGACCGCAGCCGCCCACACCGCAGCAGAGCCCGCTGGCAGCGCCGCGCAGGTGCCGCCGATCGCATACAAGGAACGCATCCTCAAAAACGGTCTGCGCGTGCTGTCGCTGCAGGACAATTCGACCCCCAATGTGATGGTGTCGGTCTGGTACGACGTCGGGTCGAAGCACGACCCCGAAAAACGCTCGGGCTTCGCGCACCTCTTTGAACATATCCTCAGCCGCAAGACGGTGAACATGCCGTATAACATGATCAACCGGCTCACCGAGGATGTCGGCGGGGTGCGCAACGCGTCGACCAGCTTTGACCGTACCAACTATTACGAAACCGTCCCCGCGCAATATCTCGAAACGATGCTGTGGACGCACGCCGAGCGCATGGCGCGCCCCGTCGTCGACAAGGAGGTGTTCGAGACCGAGCGCAACGTCGTGAAGGAAGAATTGCGCCTGCGCGTCCTCGCCCCGCCCTATGGCCGCCTCTTCTTCTTTGCCTTGAGCGAAAACACCTTCGACGTCCTGCCGCATCGCCGCCCGGTGATCGGCACGATCGCCGACCTCGACGCCGCGACGCTCGACGACGCGCGCGCGTTCCACGAGGCTTTCTATGGCCCCGACACCGCGACGCTGATCGTCGCGGGCAATTTCGACGAGGCGCGGCTCCAGTCGCTCGTCGACAATTATTTCGGCGCGATCCCCAAACGCGCGAAAGCGACCCCGCTCGCGATTCCCGGCACCGAGCCGCCGATGGCGCCGCGCCGCGTCGATGCGACCGGCCCCAATGTCCCGCTCCCCGCGGTCGGCGCGATCTACAAGCTGCCCGGCGCCGGCCATGCCGACACCGCCGCGCTCGAGGTGATGAACGCGATCCTGTCGAGCGGCGAAAATTCGCGGCTGCACAAGGCGCTGATCCGCACCGGCCTCGCAAGCGAGATCGACGCGAGCGTCGATTTCACCGAGGAAGCGGGCGGCATCACCCCCTTCGCGATCCTCAGCGACGGGCAGGATCCCGAAAAGGTCGCCGCCGCGCTCGACACGGTTCTCGCGGGCATCGCGACCGCCGAGGTCAGCGACGCCGAACTCACCGAAGCCAAGACCGAGCTGCTCGCCTCGACGCTCGCCGAGCGCGAGACCTTCTCGGGCCGCGCCTTCGAACTCGGCGAGGCGCTCGTCCTCACCGGCGACCCCGCCGCCGCGAACAAGCGCCTCGACGCGATATCGCGCGTCACCAGGGCCGACGTCGCGCGCGTCGCGAAGAAATATCTCGACCCCAAGGCGCGCGTCGAATTGCGCTACGCCGCGGGCGACGGCGATCCCAAGAGCTGGGCGAACCCCAAACCGATGCCCGTCTTCCCGAGCGTCCCCGCCGCGACCGGCACGCCCAACGCCCTTGCCGCCGAGACCGCGCGGCAGGCGCCCCCCGTGCCGACCGCGGCGCCCGCCGTCACCGCGCCGAAGATCGCCGAAAGCCGCCTCGCCAACGGCATCCGCGTCGTCGCGGTCAAGACCGGCACCGTCCCGCTCGCGACCCTGAGCGTCGTGATCGGCGGCGGCGCCTCGACCGATCCAAAGGGCCGCGCGGGCGTCGCCACCATGGCCGCCGACCTCGCCGCCAAGGGCACCGCCACGCGCTCGGCCGAAGACATCGCCGCCGCGCTCGAAAGCCTCGGCGCGACGATCAACGCGGGCGCCAGCCCCGACGGCAGTATCTTCTCGGTCACCGCGCCCGCGGCAAACCTCGATGCGGTCGGCACCATCCTCGCCGACGTGATCCGGAACGCCAGCTACCCACAGGCCGAGTTCGACGTCGAACGCAAGCGCATGACCGATGGCCTGCGCATCGCGCTCAACAACCCCGGCGCGATCGCCGCGATGGCCGCGCAGCCCCTCCTCTATGGCGCCGCGCCCTATGGCGGGCAGAGCGGCGGCACGGTCAAAAGCCTCGCCGCGATCACCCGCGACGATCTGGTCGCCTATCGCCGCACCTGGTGGCACCCCGCGAACATGTCGGTCGTCGTCACCGGCGGGGTCGATCCCGCCGCCGGCAGCGCGCTCGCGAAGCGCCTGTTCGGCGACTGGAAAGCCGAAGGGCCTGCGCCCGTTCTGCCGAAAACGCGCGCGGGCACAGCGCTGCCGCCGCGCACCATCGTCGTCGACCTTCCGGGCGCAGGGCAGGCCGCGGTGCTCGCCGCGGTGCGCGGGGTCAGCCGCGCCGACGCCGACTACCCGTCGCTCCTCCTCGCCAATTCGGTGCTCGGCGTCGGCTCGAACGGCCGCCTTTTCACCGAGGTGCGCAGCAAGCGCGCACTGAGCTATGGCGCGTACAGCAGCATGCCCGCGCGCGCCGACACGGCGCTATTGAGCGCGAGCGCGCAGACAAAGAATGAAAGCGCGACCGAAGTCGCCGAAATCTTCCTGAACGAGTTCAAGCGCCTCGGCGCCGAACCGATCACCCCCGACGCGCTCGCCAAGCGCCGCGCCTTCCTCGAGGGCGCCTACGGCCGCCAGCAGGAAACCGGCGGCGGCTATGGCGCGATCGTCGCGGGGCTGATCCTGCAGGGGCTTCAGCCCGCCGATGCGCTTACCTACGCCGCGCGCCTCACCGCGGTGACACCTGAGGCCGCGAACGCGATCGCGATGAGGAATGTCACGCCCGAAAACGCCTCGCTGATCGTCGTCGGCGACTCCGCCAAATTCATCGACAAACTCCGCGCCTTGCGCCCCGACCTCGTCGTCATCCCGGCGAGCAAGCTCGACCTCGAGTCGCCGACATTAGGCGCCGAGGCGCGGTAGCCCGTCCATGATCGCGGTGAGCGCGAGAGCATTCTCGCGCTCCATCGCGCTATGTCCCGCGTTGGTCACCACATAGGTCGCGGGCTCCGATCCCGCATCGCGCAGCGCCGCGACCAGCCGCGACGCCTGCGTCAGCGGGCACACCTCGTCGAAGCGCCCATGCACGATATGCACCGGGATGCTCGCCAGCGTCGCAATATTATCGAAGAAATGCCCCGCCGGGATGAACAACTCATTGGCGAAATAATGCGCTTCGATCTGCGCAAAACACAAAGCAAAATCAGCCTCGCCGAACTTGCCCGTGTCGGCGGTCTCGGGGATCATGTTCGAGATAACACCTTCCCAGAGCGACCAGGTCAGCGCGGCCTTCAGCTGCCGTTCCTTCTCGGCCTCATTCGCGGGCACCATGTCGAAAATCGCCTTGTACGACGTCATCACGTCGCCGCGCTCTTGCGGAGTCAGCACCGACAGCAGCTCCGCCCACTCCGCGGGATATTTCATATAGGCGCCGGGCTCGGTCAGCCCGTACGGATCGGCCTCCCACGTCGCCGCATTGCCCTGATAGAGATACAGCAGGTCCTCGGACGAACCGAGGAAGATGCCGCGCAGGATCAGGCTCGCGACATGCGCCGGATGCGCAATCGCATAGGCCATCGCGAGCGTACTGCCCCAACTCCCCCCGAACACATGCATCGGCCCGGCGATCTCCAGCTCGTCGCGCAATTTCTCGATATCGCCGATCAGGTCGGCGGTGGTGTTCTTGGCCAGCGCCACTGCCGGCCCCGCCGACGCCACGGTCGGCTCGCTCTTCCCGCACCCGCGCTGGTCGAACAGGATGACGCGGTAGCGCTTGGGATCGAAGAAGCGCGCCATCGCCGGCGCGCACGCCCCGCCCGGCCCTCCGTGCAGGAACATCACCGGCTCGCCCGCGGGATTGCCATATTCCTCCCAGTAAATGCGGTGCGCCGGGTCGCGGTCGACCTCGAGCCAGCCGAAGTTCAGGCACGCCGGTTGCGGATAAACCCAGTCGTCGCCGATCTTGCTCGAAGCCTGCAACCGCGAAAAATCCATATCCTTGCGCCCTTATCCGTGATTCAGCCGCCAACCGGCCCACGGCTATCGGCTTAACCTCCCTTGTCGCCATGTCCACTCCCGGCGTCCACTCCCGGCGTCCACTCCCAGCGGAGGCGCAGGGAACCTCTTCCGCAGGTCGACGTTCAAAAAACACCCTTGATCGCGGGATGGATGACGCATCGTCGAACGGGCGCATGGCTGAAATCTCGGGGTTGGGCACTCGCGCCTGAGAATCGATTTTCAAGCGCACTTAAAAGGAGTGGTCACATGCGTTTCCAACCCATTTTGCTCGGTGCGCTCGGCGCGCTGGCGCTCTCCGCCTGTTCACAGCAAGAAGAGGTCGCGATGGCCCCGCCGCCGCCGCCGGGTGCGGTTCCGGGCAGCATCGCCGCCGACCGCGACGGCGACGGCATCATCGACGGCTACTACACCTCGGACGGCATTTACCATCCGAACTATGT